TATAACTGGATTCACGGCATTGTGGACGTAGGATTTCTGAAGGCCTTGATAGGAATCAGCTAGCTCATAGCTGCCCTTATCCTTCTAGCGTATTTTCAAAACCTGCCGACCTCCGCACAGGATGGCTTATCTCAGGTACTCTTCCTAGGCATTTCGCTGAGACTAGATAGCCCACTCATTTATGATAATGCGGTGCTAATCCACCAAATGGTAGACAGGGCCGCCATGGGATGAACCCACCAGGCTACTTCTAGAGTGGGGCCATTACGGCGGTTATAGAAGAAGGCGATGGGGAAATGGGCAAATGACCAAACGGTTATAGTACCCACAAGTATGTGCATTAAAAGTAGCCAATTCATGTCTTACTCCAAGTTAGTTTTAGGATCGTCCATCAAATACTCGACTGGACATATTCTTCGACCGATTTCACCATAGTTTTTGTGGAGAACGAGAGCTTGCATATCTCTCATTGAGATGAAGCTCCCGTTTCCCCAATGCCAGGCATCCTTCGGAGCTAGAGTCCGGAACTGTTCAACAGTAGCTCCAGGGAACTCTTTTTTCTCGTTGTGATGCTTATGGCCCACATAACAATAACGGTAAACGGTGTCTCCCCACATTTTTGGTTCATGGGAAGCCATGGTAAGGGGCATTTGTTGGAACTTGGTTGTATGTCCGTGATGGACAGCAATCATGCACTTGCCCCATTGGGTGTACCAGAACTTAGAAGGGTTCCGGATTACATTAACTCGTGGCTCATTACGGTACCAGGCAGAGACAATAGCTCCCAGGGCCTGGCTTGTGTGTTCATCATGGTTACCGATTGCATTATGTACGGTGACCTTTGGATACTTCCGTAGGGCTCGATCAATACAACGGATCATGATCCAGAAACCAATCTCCTGTACCTTCGCCCAACGGCCGTCAACATCCAGAGCATTGTTGCCGTGGGCTGTACGGTTATCTACGGTGTCGCTGTGGAAGAAATCACCCAGGTTGATGAGTATAAACTCTTCTGCTGGTGGTGAGACATCTACTAAATGCTCTACTGCACCAATAAGCAGCTTCTCTGCTGTTTCACAGTCAAAGTCTGCCTCTGCCTCCTCAGCCCAACTGTACATACCCACATGTGGATCACCCATGGGTACTACAACGGCCAAATCTTTCCCAAGTTTAGCTGGGTCGGCTATAGGCATAGCTACTGGTTCTGTCATGCTCTCAATACGTTGGGTTACTGAAGCAAACAGATCTTCCATTTGGCCCAGTAGGTTGTCTTTTTGTAATTCTGCTGTAACCCAAGATACCCGTATCTCACCGTCTTTATCATACATCTGGGTGACTTTCTTAGCCAGGTAGGCGGGTGGTACTGGGTGTGTGAAGCCATACTCTGGGGCATTGGCTTGTTTTGAGGCCCGACGACGAACTCGGGAAATAGTAGAGGATAGGGTACTTTGACTCTTTCCAAGGGCTGCAGCCCCAGCACGTTGGGTACCATGTGTGAGGATAGCATTTAAATCCTGCTTTTCAATGGTATTGGCGTAAGGTAGAAGTTCTTTAATCGTGAGTGGACGCGACATAAATAATTACTCCGAATAGGGACTGTTTAGTTTAACTGACTGCGCGGATTAATGCACGACTATTGGCGCCAGGTCTATCAATATCATTTGGCGGAAACCGTCGAGATATTCTCCATGCAAAGCCAGCTGGTGTGGTGTTAATTGGACAATACTGCCATCCGGGTTGAATGCGTACTCTACCAAGTGTATGTCGATCTCAAGCTCATACATCATACATATGTTGTGGATTAGTAACTCAATACTGTTACTTGTCCAGGGATGCAGCTCAATCCGAAGGGAGATGGGCAATAGCCCGTTTCGGCGCAACCGTTCTAGGGCTGGTTTTTCCATGTGCCTTTTCCTCTGCGATAAGCTCAGTAGTGAATTCGGAATACCGGAGATAGGCCCCTTTAGCTTGTTTAATTGCCTCCAGATTGGCGGTAATTAACTCTAAAAAGGTCTGAGCAAGTGAGTTGTACTCTACAATCAAGAGTTCTCGAGACACAGTCACCCGTTTAAGTTCTATCAATAGTTCAGCTTTGGTCGTCATCATTATCTCCAAGGGCATCGGCAATAAGAAGAATAGCACACCCAATAAGCAGAAATGTCACTATAAAGGGAATCGCTATAAATATAGTCATCGTTACTGCCACCATGGCAGCGGCTTGTAGAAAGTGCCAAATGGCTTTAATAATTCTCATATGTTCCTCCAATGCCCCTAATTTCTTAGGGGCGGTTGGTCATTGGTCGAAATTTAAGGCAGGCTCAGCTGGATCGAGAGTTGCATCGTTAGACTCCTCGCTAGGCTCGGGGTCTGGCGGAAAGAGCATACTGTTGGGTTGCACAGCTACTGATGAATCATCAGGGGTATCCTCAAGCTCGGTGAGGGTGATTTGAGCATAATGCCCATTAGCACCTCGGCCGGCGATCATCTGAATATCCACTTCCTGATCTGTAATCTGGAAACCTTTATCCTCGATGAAGTGCTTCAAGGCTGCATGTATTTCGGACTGGTCAAGTTCTATTTTCATTAAGACTCCTGTAGAGTGCTGGTGGTAGGGTTTGCTTGGCATTTTGCACAATGTCTATTGCGCCGTTTGTCAATCAGTTGTTGCTGTGTGTGGATTTCTTCTGCCCCACATGCACAGCGAACGCGATACCAGTGGTGTGTCTGGGCCAATATCACTGGGGCTCTGGGTGCCGGGGGAACTTTACCATATTTAAGATACTTGATGATAGTAAAATTCCCACACACGTCGTCAATCCCCAGTTTAGGCTGAGGGCCCCTGGGTCTACGTCGAGAGGCAAAGCGGTTAGGTCTTCGTGCCATTTTGAACTCCTTCATATTTAAGCCGTAGGTAATGGGCAATCATCAGGGCATCCGAGCGACCGTCCTTGAGTCCACCCCTAGGCCCGTATATTTCAGCCTTTGGGTAGAGTTCCAGTGCATGTTTAGCAACAGTTCGCTTACGCAGAGCTGCACGGTGCGGAGTTGACATTTCATTAGGGTATTGAAATACAATTCCACAACCCTTCTGCCATACCTTGGGCTGGACATATTCTATCTTATCAGCCCAAGGTTGCAGATGGGTTATTGCTTCAACAAGCCCAAGATTACGTCCAAATTGAAAGTTACTCTTGGCACCCATACCACCCATACTATGAACATCCTCAATTGCTGCGTATAACGGGTATTGCATATGCCGGAACCAGTTATGTATTTTGAGAAGAGTTTCATACAAATTCTTAGTTTGAGGGGTATCGCAGAACCATACTCGCCCTTTGGATTCAGGAACCAAGAGGCACAAGGCCCCTTGGGTTCCTGGATCTATACCGAGGTACAGGGTCATGCAGGCCCGGCAGCCGTTATTGGCGGAACTGCGGCCACTGGAGCAGGGGCCACTGGAGCAGGTGTAGCTTCCACAGGGTCCTGGGCAAACAGATCGGACACTTCTGGAGCAGTAGCAGCAGCAGCAGCTGAACTGGCGGCAGCGACATCCCCACCACCAGCAACTGGCGTGTAGTTGTCATTTACATAATCGCTGGGGTGTTTCTTCAACCATTTTGTGTAGTACGTAGGCTCTGTCGCTTCTGCGATCTTTTCAGCCACCGAAAGACCATCTGGATGGAGGAACTTGCTAGCCTCATTACTGAGTCGCTCAGCGTTGGTATCGACATAATCGTCACCTACTTTGACTTGCTTGTTATCACGACACTTGGTGATAGCTGTCAGGACAGGTTTGCCAATAAAGTCCAGCAATACTGGTACTTCCGTAGGCTCATTCTTCTTGCTGGTGAAGCTGTAAATGCTTACCATTTTGTTGGTTGCTGTCTGTGCACCCAACTTAGTACCAGTAAGAATAATGGACAACTGGTTCATCGCTTCCATACCTGGGAGCAGACGAGGAGTACCACTCTTGTCTACGTAAGTGTTCTTCTTGCCTTTGGCTGTGCCAGAAGTTACGTAGAAAGTTTCCCGGTGCTCACCCTTACCATCAGCACCTTTCAGGTGGAGAGTGATAGAGGTTGCGCCATTCCGGGACTCACCCATATAGGCCATGTCTACGACCTGCGGGTACATACCCGTATTTTTGGTAAAATCACCAGGCATAAAGTCTTCGTTTGCTTTGACATCATTGTCAATGTTTAGATTATCAAGCTGCATGTGGATCTCCTGTTGCAGTTAAAGGGATACTTACGTGTAATACTTATGAAGACGGTCTATAACCATCTGGACATCATTGTCAATGTAGATCTCCGGCCGATCCCACATAAGAAGTGGCCCGCGGATACGTTCATTGACAGTAGCCTTCGTTAAGCCTGTCTGATAGACATACTTAAACTCCAGTTCCTCCTCCAATGCATTAATGTTCAGCAAAGGGCCACTACAACCTTTCAGGTCGTCGAGAGCCACCTTCTTACAACTAATGACATTATTAAAGAACGACTCAATACCCTGAGTCATGAGCGAACCTTTCACTTTAACCATAGTCTTCATGACCATATCTTTTTCACTGAGAACATCAGTGGTATGGGCAGTGAAGATTACGTTTTTAGTACTAGGTGCAACATGTTGCTGCATCAACCGTTTGAAGAACTGGGCATATTCACCCCAGGCCGCCATTGTGTTGGAAGATCCCAGCACATAGGTTGATTCGTACATATCCATCAGAAAAGTTAGACTATCAATGACGATGGTATGTATTTCGGGGTGCTTTTCAGCTTCGGTGAAGATGGAATATACCTGCATTGGATCAGTAACTGTCATCTTGCGGAATTTGGCCGGAAAAGGTAATTCCTTACCAGACTCACAATTTGCAAAGACCACTCCTTCAGGCGTCTTCAAGTTTCGCAGACTGGCCGTCTTTCCAGACGACGACTCACCACACAGTAATACAAGGTACTTATTTGTTGTTGCTGCCACTAGGCATCTCCTTTGGTATGAAATTTACGGGTTGCAGTCGCAATTACAGTGGATAGCACTTCAGTCTCCGTAAGGGGACTTTCCAGCTTCCTGTTCAGAGCAAGCACATTGTTTTGAATTGAAGCAATGTCCTGGCCCATGTCCAAGAGAGCAAATGCATATCGCATGAGATTGTGATTACGGTTTCCGTCGGCGGTATTGTTGATGAACCATCTTTCCAGGTTGCTCCAATCAGACTGATTAGCAAGAACTGCTTTATACTCATCTGCCTTTTTGGTCTTAGGAACAAACTGTAAAGAATCGATCAGTTCACCATCATTATACCAATATTGTCCCTTATTTGTCAACCACTTACGGGCTCTTTGTCCAGTAGCACGATCAACTTCAAAGGGTAGCCAATCAAAAATGTTACCCATGAATTCTTTGAAATCTTTTCCTTCAAGGGCAAGAGTATGGCTTATTGGTAATATGACTCTAAAGCGGTGCTCACTCTCTGTATGGCGTTTCGTTGTATGCAGCAGGTACTTATAGTCCTTTAGCAGGTACTTAGCCATATCGATAGAAACACTCTTCTCCACATCTAGTACAATTATGTTGAAGCCTGGTACTACATGGGCTTCGTCTCGGTAAGCATCTCTGAGTGCATGATTGACCCAGTGGTAGCCACTAATAGCAACTAGATGGTGGAGTCTATTAAACGGGACAACATGGGTGGCAAAGCCAGTAGTAATGTCTTTACCTGCGGAAAGTGTGATCTTATTCAGATCGGTTTCTGGTACTGACTTTCCTGAAAGGAATTCAATCCCATCAATCATCTCCCGGGTAATCACTATATTGTTCTTATACCCGTGGGCAATTGCCATGGAGACCATATCCCGTTTTTGTGGCTCCGTCCCTTTATAGAAGGGCAGGTTCTCGAGCAATTCGGCATGGGTCATTTCCCGGCCAATCAGCGATAGATAGTTTGCCAACTTGACGTGGGCCATGTCTCGATTGAGGATCTCCGCAAAGGATTCACCAGACTGTTCCGCCATCGCAATGGCATTCTCCAGATGGCTCATTTTCACATACATGGATCGATCAATGAAAGCATATGCCGCGGCAAGCTTCGCCACTTTGAAGTATCGGTGGGTGATTTCAGCTTTACGGATCTCTTCATA